CTCCGGCATCGGGCTCGAGCCGCGTCGCGTCCTCGGCTGCCCGGCTCACGGGGTCGAGCTGCTCGGCCAGGTGTCGCAGCAGCTCGCGCGGGTTCGGCGTGCGCGAGTAGGCCGCGAAGTCCTGGATCGTCGCGCCAACCTCGAGCCCGACACCGACGAGCAGGCCGATGCAGTCGACGCCGGCGCCGCGCGCGCGCGCCTGGTGGTGAAACGGCGTGCGCAGCCACTCGCGAGCCCGGGTCGGGATGTCGACGGCGAGGTTCATTGGGTCGGCGTCTGGAGCGCCTTGTCGGTGCCCGGGATGAACTCGAAGCCCTGGAACGACTCGTAGGCGTTGAACTTGTCGGCGCACGTCGCGCCCGTCAGGTCGTCGCCCGCGACGAGGTCGAACGTGTCGCCGACCTGGACGTCGAACGGCACGTCGAGGAACAGCTCGATCACGCGACCCGACTGCGTGTAGGTCGCGACCTCGGATTGCAGGCCCGCGTTGTCGCCGGTCTTCCAGGTCAGCACGCCGAACTTGAAGTAGTCGTCGACGAACGAGGAGCTGAGCGACGAGGCGGCGAACACGCTCTTCGCCGTGGTCACGCTCGTGACCGCGACGTCGAACTGCGTGAACGCTGCGAGATCGACCGGGCAGCCCGTGGACGCGTCGCCGAGCCTGCGCTGGCACTGCGGCCCGTAGACGTGACCGATCGGCGAGTCGAGCAGCGAGCTGAGCCCGCCGAACTGCGCGGACCACTTCTCGCCGTCCCAGCGGATCGCGCGCAGGTAGTAGACCGTGGTGCGGATCGGCGTGCGCCACGGGAACTTGTGGTCGACGACGTACTCGGTGACGCGCGCGCCGCGGTAGCGCTCGTTCACCAGGTCGGCGAACGTGATGTAGCCCGCCGCGATCAGGCCTTCTGCCTGGAGGTTGTGCTCGGCGAGCGAGATCTCCTTGCGGCGCGCGCTCGCGTCGAAGCCGCCGACGGGCGTGAACGTCTGTCCGAGCACGACGAGCGGCGAGTTGTTGTCGGTGTACCGCTGCTCGACTCCGTCGACGCGCTCGACGCGCCACGCGATCGCGATGCGGTGCGTCGTCAGCAGGTCGACCGCGGGGTAGGCGGGCGGGACGAGGTAGCCGTCGTAGGCTCCGATCTCCCAGGCGCCCGTGCGCGTCGCGCCAGCGAAGTCGTCGGTGAACTCGGTCGCGAGCTTGACGCCCTGGTTGATGAGCGGAGAGGTCGCGAGCAGGCGGAAGTCGTAGCCCGCCGAGTCGACCCAGTTGTCGTTCGGAGCGATCGAGGTGAACGAGCCGAGCCCGGCCGCCGTCGTGTCGACGCTCGCGTTGTGGTCCTGGAAGCCGTCGACGACGTCGAAGCCGATGTCCGACGAGCCCGCGATGCAGTTCTGGAAACGCACGCCGCCCGCGCCGCCGCCGTCCTTGAAGCACGTCCCGGACGCGCCGCGCCGGATCTTCAGCGCGTTGCAGTTGGCGACCTTCGAGCCCGAGCCCGTGACGTAGAAGCCGTAGCTCGCGCCGTTGGTGTTGTCGTTGCCGACCGCGATCGAGTTGCGCCACTTCTGCGAGAGACCGGTGCCGCGGAACGGCCCGCGATCGCCCGCCGTCCCGTTGGGGAAGTAGCCGAACACGCGCGTCACGAGCGTGACGTCCGCCGTCGACTTGACGCAGCTCCGGTCGTCGGTGCCCGCCGCGAGGTTCTCGACGTAGATCGGTCCCTGGAGGCGGAAGTAGTCCTCGTCGATCCGGATGGCGTCAGTCGTGGTCGCGCCGCTGATCTTGACGCCCGAGTCGCTCGGCGGGTCGTACTCGTGACCCGTCGCCGGCCGCAGCATGCGGTAGCGCGTCGCGTCGGTGACCGCGCCGCTGACGATGGCGTCGGTGCCGCCGAGGCTGAAGGTCGAGTCGTTGTAGACCTCGCCGACCTGGACCGTGTTGCCCCAGGGCGCCGGCCCGCTCACGAGGTTCTCGTCGGTGGCCGCGAGCCAGGCCGCGATGGTCGCGTAGTCGCGCCCGCCGGCGCTGCCAATCGTCTTGACGACGACGGTGGGCGAGCTCGTGACCGGCGTGCCGTAGCCGTTGTAGCAGCCGATCTCCCACGGCACGGTGCGCGTCGCGGCGATGATGTCGGCGGTGAACTGCGCGGAGAGGTCGACGCCCGCGTCGACGCCGCTCGCCGACTGGCGCAGTCGGAAGTCGTCGTAGTCGGCGTAGAGCCACAGGTTCGCTGCGTACTCGCCGGTGAACGAGGCCAGGCCGGTCGCGGTCGCGTCGCTCGAGATGCAGTGCGTGAACGTCGCGGTGCCGCTCACGTTAAAGTCCGCGAACGACGACTCGATCGAGATGCAGTTGCGGATCTGCTGATTCGTGCCGTTCGTATGGAAGCCGCGGCCGGTCGTCGAGCCGCTGCAGCGGAACGCGTCGCAGTTGAGGAAGCGGTCGTAGTCCTTGGCGCTGCGGAATCCACTCGTGACGCCGAGCCCCGCGGTTCCCGCGCCGACGACGATCGAGTTCGTGACGAGCAGGTAGTGCGTCGCGTCGGTCGCGCCCGCGCTGTGCGAGATGCCCTCGACCGTGACGAGCGTGGAGTCGATCGCGGTGGAGCCTCGCACGAAGCACGCGTCGATCTGCGCGCTCGCCGCAGTGACGTTGACCCAGCGGTACGGACCGCCGCTCGTCGGCGTGCCCGTCGCCTCGAAGTAGATGCCCTGAAGTCGGAAGTACTCTTCCGACACCGTGAGCACGTCCGGGTGCGTGCTGTCGACGGCCTTGACGATGCGCACGCCCTCGCGCGTGACAGGGTCGTACCAGTGCGACGCGCTCGCGTTCGACCACGCGCGCAGGATGCGGTAGCGGGTCGCGTCGGTCGTGCTGCCCGCGATCGTGAGGTCGGCGCTGAACAGGTAGAGCATGTCGCCGTCGTCGTAGACCTCGCCCACGCGGATTTCGTTCGCGCTGACGAGGTTGCCCTGCGTCGCGGTCTCCCACGCGCCAATGCTCGAGTACTTGCGCGAGACGGTGCCACCGGAGGTGTAGGCGCCGTTGCCCGTGCCGGCGAACGTGATCGTGGTCGCGCCGACCGCGGTGATCGTCTTGTCGCCGTTGGCGTTCGTGTTCCCGCCGACGCTCGCGACGGTGATCGACTGTCCGACCTTCACGCTCGCGGGCACGCCCGCGCCGATCGTCAGGACGATGGGGGAGACGCCGTTGCCGGTGCAGCCGGTGACGGCGAGCGAGAGCGTTCCGATCCCAGCGGTGACGGTGGAGACCATCCTGGGGGCCTCACGTCAGCCGCGCGCGCTTGCGCCACTCCCACGTCGGAGTCGGCGCGTCGGTGAAGGCCTCGTCGCCCTCGTTCGCGAGGACGATGCGCGCGATCTCGTCGGGCGCGAGCGTGAACAGCGTCGAGCCGCCGGCGTCCGCGACGTCGAAGGAGATCGCGCCGTCGGTGTTCCAGATGCGGATCTCGTCGCCGACGCGCACGCGCCGCGGAACGTCGTCGGGATCCACCAGCTCGACGCGCTGGCCGCCCGCGCTCGGTCGCAAGCACCACAGACGCGCGAGCTGCGGCGCGATGGTGAGCACCGTCGGCATGGCGGGGAGCGCCTGCGCATGGTGGCCGCCGAAGAACGTCCGCTCGGAGATCACAGCCCACCGATCCAGGTGAGGTTCCCGGCCCCGTCGGTCCCGAGCAGGACGGCCGCCTGATCGCCGACGACGACCGTGAACACCGTCGAGCCCGCGTAGGTGCAGTCGAAGTCGTTCGCGCCGACGTTGATCAGGATCCAGTACGGACCGCCGCCCTCGCCGTAGGCCGTCGTCTCGGGCAGCGACAGCGCGAGGCCGGGAGCCGTCGCGTCGACGCGCACGACCTTCCCGTGCGTCGGCGACAGCGCGGTGTCCGCCGACATCGTGATCGTCGAGCCGCGGCCGGGCAGCATGTCCTCGTCGAGGATCGTGTCCTCGGTCACCTCGACGATCGGCACCGAGCCGGAGACCTCGAAGTTGTCGTGGCCGACGACGCGGACGTCGAACTTGTCGGCGCCGAAGCGCGCGTGCACGTCGAACTGGAAGCCCGCCGTGACGATCGCGCCGTTCGCCGGAGCGCTGGTGAAGGTGACGATGCCCGTCGCGTCGTCGACCGTCCAACCGAGCGCGGTCGCGTCTCCCTCGCTGCCGTCGACCGCGACGCGCACGGTCGCCTCGATCGGCTTCGTGATGTTGCGCGTGTGCTCGACGCCGCCGGAGTCGGTGTAGACCTTGACGAGCTGGAAGGTCTTCAGTCCGCCGGTCGCGTTGCCGGTCCCGATCCGGACGTCGGTCGGCGTGATCGTGCCCGCGTCGGTGACCGTAGCGTCGGCCGCGGTCGTGTAGTCGCGCGGGTCCCAGTACAGGAAGCTGTGCAGCCGTCCCTTGCGCGCGAGGAAGAAGGCCTCGAGGTCGCGCAGGCTGTCCTCGGACTTCACGCCGTAGGCGGCGTCGTAGGCGCGTCGTTCGGAGCCCCAGCGCGCGGTGCGCTGCTCAGCTCCGGACTTCAGCTCGGCGACGTTGGTGAGGAACGTCGGACCGCCGCTGGAGCCGTTCGAGATGTCGACGGGGAAGCGAACACTGTGGAACGCCATACCCGCGGAGCGCTAGCTGCGCGCGGGCGGGAAGCAAGGTGCGGGCGCGCTGGACTTGACGGTGCCCGGCGAAGCGGGGGAGCGAGCCCGCCGCCCGGGCGTTCAGCGTCAAGTTGGCCGACAGGAAAACGCGCCAGTCCGTTGGCGCATGGTGACGCGCGGCGGTGTGTTTCGCGAACGGAGTGGCGTCAGTCCCGCCCGACCGCGGCGCGGATCAGCGCGAGGCGCTTGGCGCCGATGCCGTGGACGGAGCGGAGATGCTCGTCAGTGGCGGCGCGGATGGCGTCAGCGTCGATCATCCCGGCGCGGAACAGAGATTCGCAGGCGGCGAGCCCAATCCCGAGCACGTCGTTCAGTTCCTCGATGGCCCAGTCGTCAGCGGCGCGCATCGGAACATCGCACGTCACGCTCGCGAGTTCCGGGTTGTCGAGCACGTGCCGCACGGACTGAAGTCGGTACGCGACCGGAGCTCCGCTCTCGATCGCGAGCCGGTACTGCCGCAGGAACTCCACGTAAACCGCCGCGCGTTCCGGATTCAGCGGTCCGATGTCCGAGGCGCACTCGCTTCGGTCGGCCTTCTCCCTGAGCTTCACGCCGACGCCGCGGAGGATCTCGCTCAACGACTTCGTCACCGGCACCCAGCACCCGGCCCACAGCGGGCCGTACGAAGGCAGTTCATCGTCGACTCCACGGCGCTCGCCGTGCGCTTCGATCGCTGCAAGCGGAGTGCGGCGCTGCAGCGTCGCGCTGAACTCCATGCACTCGATGATGTCGCGGTTCGACTGCGCGTAGGACTGGAGGTGCGCGTCGGTCACGTCAGCGCGCGGCGGACAAGGCAGAGACCGCAGAGGCGTTGACCATCAGGATCTTCGACTCGTTCTCCTTGGTCAGCGACGCGAGCGTCAGATCCACGCTCCGAGCGAGTTCCTCCTTCGCTTCCGCCTCCCGGATCGCGTCCTTCGCATCCTCTGCGGGAGCGTTCCCCTTGTTGAGCCAACCGGCGGCCTTGTCCCGCAGCGCCTTGGCCTCGGATCGGAGATTTGCGGCGACCTTCGCAGGAGTGTCGCCGCCCGGCATCAAAGCGCGCGCGTCGCGCTCGAGCTGCGCGGGGCTTCGTCGGCAGAGCAGCCACGGTCCATCGACCGACTCCACGTCGAACTCGTTTCCGTTCAGCGGGCCTTCGTCAACGACGACGAATCTGCTCCCGGCGTGGATGGACGTAGGAACACGATCCGACGCCGATCGAAGCGGCTGCGCGAACGCAAAGACCGCGGCGCATGCAATCCCGAGCGCGTACTTCATCCCTCCGACGCTACCTCTGCGCCGCCGATCCGTCGACCCGTCGGCCTACTTCTCTCCCGCGGGACTCGTCCTAGGCCCCGCGGCGCCGCAGGTCGTCCATGATCTGCCGCCCCGAGCGCTTCATGGTGTCGGCGTCCTGGCGGCCGTAGAAGTGCTGGTGGATCGTGATCGGTCCGCCGCCGCGCCCGCCGCGCGCCGTGCTGCGCACCACGTCCTCAGGCCCTGACTCGCCGATGAGCTTCGCCGGCCCGCCGCCAACGGGGACAGCGACGTGCGGGCCCCAGAGCGTGGTCCCCAGCGCGTACTGCCCGCCGGGGTAGTAGCCGCTGTCACCGGAGCCGGAGCCGGTCCCCATCGACAGCCCGCCGCCTCCCGCAGCGCTGAAGATGTTCTGCGTCAGCCAGTTCCCGAGCGGCTGCGTCACGAGTTGGCGGAACATCATCCGCTCCAGGTCGTTCGCGATCCCGTTCAGCACGCCGCGCAGGTTCTGGCCGCTGAACACAGCGCTCTCGAATCCGCTCGCGAGTTCGTCGCCGAGCGCGCGCGAGATCTGCGCGAGCTGGAGCTCGCGCTGCTGCGTCTGCGTCAGCGCGTTGTTGATCCCGAGGCCGGACTGCAGCATGCGCTCGTAGGCCTGCTGCTGTCGCAGCACAGTGTCGACCGGATCCGCCGGCGCCGAGTTCACGTCCGACGTGCTTCCAGGGCCGTGCGGGTGCCGCTTGTCGTAGTCCGATGCGGCCTGCTTCCGTCGGTTCAGGTCGATCACGCCGGGGATCATGTCGATCGCGCCCTGCGTGAACGGAGCGAGCACGCCGGCCATCGTGTCGAGACCGCGCTGTCGGCTCTGCCACTCCGCGCCCTTGTCGAGCGCCGCCTGCCACATGGCATCCTGGATCGCCTTCTGCTTGGCGAGCTCCTCGGTCTGCTTGCGCTGCGCCTCGAGCCGGTCCTTCTCCGCCTGGCTCACGGTCGCCATCGCGATGAACTGGTTCTTGAACACCTCGAGGACCTTGTCCTCCGCGCGCCCGAGGTTCGCAGCGTCGATGATCCGCTGCTGCGCGCTATCCTCGATCGACTTCATCAGCGCGGCGGCTTCATCGCGCGCGCGGGTGAAGTTCGGGTCTCCAGCTCCGCGGCCGGTGAGAAGCCGCTGGTTCTCGTCTCGCTTCGCCTGCGCAGCCGCGTACTCGTCGATCAACCGCTTTGCTTCGAGGTTCGCCTCGTCGTACGCCGAACCGCTGAAGCGACCGAGGTTGACCCGCTGCGAGCCGACGTCGACCATGTAGCCTGCGCGCAACGACTGGATCCGCTCGATCTCCGAGGCGAGCTTCGCCGTTGCATCGACGCGCGCCTTCAGCGCCGCTTCGTCCAGCGGCCCGTTGAGGAGGTCGCGCACCGACGCGGCGGCAGCGTCGGCAGCCTTGTTGATGGCGTCGAGCGCGCTGCTGAACCCGAGTACCTTCGCTGCGACGTCGACAGCGAAGATCCCGATCGCCGCCTTGCCGAGCGACATCAGCTTCGACTCGACGCGTTCGCTGACGCCCTGGACCGTGAACAGCGAGTCCTTGAACTTCGACGTGTGCGTCGCGGCCGTGTCCGCCGTCGTCCCGAAGTCCTTCGTCGTGTCCGCGGCCTTGCGCATCCGCGATTCGTAGGCCTCGTTCTCGGCCTCCATGCGCTTCCACGTCTCGTCGAGCCGGTTGACCGCCTGGTCGTACGCGGACATCGACTCGGTGCTCTTGCGCTTCACGCCATCGAGCGCCTGCTCGACCTCGCGCGCCGCCTCCTTCAGCGGGCGAGCGTCGGCCTCGAAGATCAGCGCGGCCTTGGTCACCATGCCGTCAGCCCTCCGCGCTCGCGCGCTGCTCCGACGCCCACTTCAGGTACACGCCGTCCATCGCAGACACCGCGTCGACGAACATCTCGCGCCGCCACTCGTCGTCGATCCGGCGCAGCTCGAGCCACGCCGCGACCTCGCTCGGCGGGATGCCGGACATCGTGCCGGTCATCCCGTCGACGCGACGCGACCGCGACAGTTCCATGAAGCCCGCCCAGATCCAGGCGAGGTCCGCGAACGGTTCGGTGCGTCGCTTCCATGCGTCGGTGTCGTGCTGCTTCTGCGCCTCAGCGTCCGCGCCGTAGTGGAGCGACCACTCCAGCGCGGCCGTCAGTTTCCCAGGGCCTTCTCCTTGGCCTTCACGCGGTAGCGCGCCTCGCTGCCCGCGACGGTCTGGACCCAGCTCCACAGGCGGTGCATCGCCGGGTCCTTCAGGAGCTCGGCCGCCGCTTCCTTCGAGTACGGCACGGGCGTGCCCGCGTCGTCGTCGTAGCCGCGCCAGTTGCGCACGATGTGCTCGGCGTAGACATCGCGCACCGTGGCGTCGCGGATCTCGTCGGTGAGCTTGCCGGCGCGCGCCGCTTCGGCCCAGGGCTCCATCGCCTTACGCAGCGCGTCCTCGAACTCGCGCGTCGCCGTCGAGGCGATGAGCAAGTCGAAGCCCGGCACGTAGGTCGACCACACGCCTTCGCGCTCGGCCTGCAGGTCCGAACGCAGTTCGCTCAGCTTCACCATGTCGCTCTCCTGCTGTTGTCGCCGTGGATCAGTTCGGCCAGCGCGTGATGCGCACCGTCTCGCCGAGGGTCGGGTCGCGCTGCGCCTCGAAGCGCACGCTCTGGTAGCGGTCCTGGTTGATGCCCGGGACCGGGCGGCCGACGGCGGTGATCTTCACCTTCGCGTAGTGGATCGCGTACGCCGCGCCGCTGGCGTCCTGGAACACGACGGTGAGGCTCGTCGCCGTGCCCGACGTGTGCTTGGTCGCGAGCGTAGCCGATCGGACCGAGGTTGGCGATCGCGTCGCGGGCGAAGCGGTTGGACGCGATCCGCAGCGACACGCTGCGCGCGTACGTGCCGAGCGCCGTGTCGTTCTCCCGCACCGCGATCACGTGCGAGATGGCGTTCATCACGTCGCTCGTCGTCGCCGCGCGATTGGAGCCCGTGCCGACCGTCGCCACGTTGTCGGGGTCGACCGTCTTGCCGACGAACGACATCTGCACGCCGTTGATCGACTTCGTGCCGATCTGGAACGTCGCGTCGTTGGGGAACTGGCCGCTCGCGACGTCGAACAGCGTCGTCTCATCGGTCTGCTGGGTCTCGACCTGGAACGAGCTATCGTGCGTGCCGTTCTTGATGAACGAGCCGCCGCGCACGTAGACCGTGCCCGCGGGCGCCGACTCGGTCGTGAGCGCCGGCAGAACCGTGAGCGTGCCCGCCGCGACGGCAGTGACGCGCACGTAGGTGTTGTTCGCGCTCGTCGCCCAGCCGGTCGTCTTGATCCAGTCGCCGACCGCGAAGCCGTCGTTCACGAAGTCGGCCGCGATCGTCACGGCGCCGACGGGGCTCGACTCCGTGGTCAGCGTCTCGTTGACGAACGTGATGAGGCCAGCCGCGACAGTCGCGATCGTCTTGCGGCCGTTGTTCCCCGCGGTGGAGAAGCCGCCGATCACGATCTGCATGCCGGCCTTGAAGCCCGCCGAGACGAACCCGCTCGAGCTGTCCGCGAGGCGCCCCGAGCCGTCGACCGACAGGCGGCTGGTCCAGCTCACGGAGATCGCCGTGCGCGCGATCTTGCCGCTGCCGTCGATCGAGAAGTAGTTCGCGGCGCTGACGTCGATCGGCTTCGTCCAGCCGCTCGAGCGCAGCAGGCCCTGCAGGCGCGCGTCGAACTCGCTCAGCACCGCGATCTCGGCCTCGCTGCCGGCCGTCTCGGTCGCGAGCGTCGCCGTGCCCTCGCCGACTACCGTCAGATCCTGGTCGCTGCCGCCCTTGGCGGTGACGTACCAGTAGCCGTTGTTGGCCGAGCCCGGTCGGTGGAACTGGATCCAGTCGCCGACCGCGATGTTGGCGAAGGTCGTGTTCGGCGCGCTGAACTTCGACGTGCCGGAGTTCGCGCTGATCTGGCCGCTCGTCACGGTCACGAGGTTGCCGCCGTAGGAGAGCTCGCCGTTGATGTTCCCGCCCGCCATGAGGTCGGTCATCACGCGGTCGGCGATCTGGCCGTCCGAGCGGATCTCGCGCGACGTGGTGAACGACGTCTGCGGCGTGAGGCTCATGTCCGAGGTGCGGACCTCGCACATCTTCGGCGTGCCCGACGCGAGGTTGCCATACGTGCGTTCGCGGGCGATCGTGACCAGTGCGGCGTTTGCGCTTCCCATGTGTGTGCTCAGGCCAGCTCGTCAACTTGGTAGGGGAGGTCCACGGCGATCGCCCAGGTGCGGCCCTTGCGGCCCAAGCGTCGCGCCGACGGAGTCCCGAATCGGACGCCTCCAGCGCTAGCTGCGCGGAACTCATTCGCAAGCGCGTCGACGAGTCGCCATCCATCGCGGTCGCCGATGCCGGCGCGCACGTAGACCACGACCTTCAGGACGCCCGGCGTTCGGCGCTTGCGCGCGGCTGCGTGGTCGACGGAGATCGTCTGGCCCGTCAGCATGTGCGCGACGAGGAACGGCTCGAGACCCGGCGGGTCGCCGGCGGCGTTGTCCCAGAGCACCGTGACGCCCTCGGACGTCGCGAGCGCGTCGAGCTTCGCTCGGATCAGGTCGTGCCAGTCGACGAGGTCCGGCGCGCCACCGCTCTGCGAGTCGGGGACCGCCTGGACGAAGTCCGCGCGCCAAGGGCAGCGCAGTTCGATCGTCCACCAGGCGCCGTCGCGCGCGAGCGTGGTGTGGAACGGATCCTCCATCACGACCGGCGATGCCTCGAAGTCGCGCAGGCTCGCCTTCAGCGTGCGAATGGCGGCGAGCATCTCCGCATCGCCCTTGTTCAGCGCGCCGCGCAGCTCGAGCACGGCCTCGCCGCGGATGCGGTAGGAGTTCCCGCGGCCGAACCCGAGCAGCTCCTCCGGTCCAGTCTCGATGCGCACCCGGACGTCGAACTGCGGGTTGGCGAAGATCGAAGGCGTCGCAGCCCCGATCGTCGTCGCCCCGACGTTGTCCCAGTCGACCGTGAGCACCGCCGCCTCGATCTCGGCGGCCTGGGACAGTGCGTACTCGACAGCGGACCGCGCGGCGTTCGTCGCGATCTCGTAGATGCCGTTCGACTC